CCATCTTGGATTCCTTATCCTCCAAACATTGTATTGTCAATCTCACACACATCATCGATCAGTTTAGAGATCAATTCACTATAGTAATCCTCTTGGAACTCGGCACGAGAATCCAGTCCGATAGGCACGATTTTACAACTGAGCTCGGCAGACATTTCATCACACTTTTTCTTTGCCTCACACAGTGTTTCAAACTCTGCTACAAACAAAGCACCATTCATCACTGTAAACATGTTACAACCTCTCCAATATAAATAGAGCATATACCGATTCGGACCAAAAGTCAACAGGAGTTTTCAACATGATCACAAATTTTTTATCCCCACTTGAGTTCAGAGTGACTATAAAACGTCTGCCCAACGTTGAATTTTTTGTTCAAAGAGCAAATATACCAAGTATCAGTGTGCAACCGGTAGAATTGCCAAACCCTTTCAATAAAACATATGTGACACCAGATAAGTTACAGTATTCAAATTTAGATTTAACATTTATCATTGATGAAGAAATGAATAACTATCTTGAGGTCTACAATTGGATTAGTGATATAGCATTCCCAAGGGATTTTAATGAATTCAAAAGAATCAATGAATCTACTGATGGGCTAGAATCTGACATTACAATTCAAATCTTAAACAGCCATAAAAATTTAAACCTAGAAGCAAAATTTATTAATTGTTTTCCTATAAGTATTTCGGATGTTGTTCTTGATACCACGCAGTCGGATTTGACATATACTGAAGCTACTGCCACATTTCAATATGAATCGTTCAATATCAACAAAATTGGTTGACAATCCAGCTAATTAGTTGTATAGTAACGGTTATGTTGCAATGGAGACTATAATAATATGGCACTGACACTGGAAGATATCAATGAGATGTGGGCAATAGATGCTAAAATCAATGAAGCAGATCTTGGAAATGAAGCACTGAAAATATCAAAACTGCATAACAAATACTACACATTATATATCAAAGAGATGCTTCGAGTGAAGAAATATAGATCACAACTCAAAGAACTTGAGATGGCTAAGTATGAATTTTATACTGGGACAATGGCCGAAGAAGATCTAAAAGATAGAGGTTGGAAACCTAACCCGTTAAAAATCATGAAGTCAGAAGTTTCACGCTATATCGATGCTGATAAAGATGTTATTGATATGAGTCTCAGGATCGATTATTTTATTCAGACTGCTTCTTATCTGGAAGATATTCTGAAGCAGCTACATAGTCGCAACTTCATAATTAAGTCGGCCATCGATTGGGTCAAGTTCCAATCTGGCGGATTCTAACCTAGCCCACTTTACAATTTACATCTGATCCTGCTGCCAAAATTCACCGATTGTGTAAACGCATAAATAGTAGTGCTCGAAGGGTAAATTATGCAATCAGAAGGTAGATGATGAGAGACGTAGTAAGAGTAGAAAAAGTCGACGCAGTCAACATGCGTGTCACGGCAGATGCTGGTATCCGCCAAGAGATCATGGGCTACTTCTCCTTCCGCCCCGAAGGATATCAGTTCTCACCAAAATACAAAAATAAAGTTTGGGATGGGTATATTAGACTATACAACCCAATGAAACCATATCTACTCGCAGGGCTGATAGAATATCTCAAAAAATTCTGTGACGATCGTGATTACGATCTTATGGTAGATGATGATTTCAATCCTACAGAAGATATACATGATAGTTATGTAGAAGAGTTAGCTGATGAAATTGGAACAACACTGAAACCTCGAGACTACCAGATTGAATATGTGCTCAACGCTATTCGCTCAAACAGATCATTGTCGCTAAGTCCCACCTCATCTGGCAAAAGTTTTATACAATTTCTAATTCAACAACACTACTATAGAGTATATGGTCACAGGACTCTTATTATTGTTCCTACAATCGGGCTTGTACATCAAATGGCAGGCGACTTTGTTGAATATGGTGGTGACCCTGATGATATATATAAGATACAAGGTGGAATTGACAAGAATACCAAGCGGCCTGTCGTAATTAGTACTTGGCAATCTTTGGTTAAACAACCCAAAGAATGGTTTGATCAGTTTCGTGTAGTACTTGGAGATGAAAGCCATTTGTTTGCCGCCAAATCACTTCAGATCATTATGTCTAAGTTGGACGAAGCATATTACAGACATGGATTTACAGGTACTATAAGTTCAGACTCAAAAACCCACCGGTTAGTATTAGAAGGTGTATTCGGCCCGATTCGTAGATTTGTAACAACAAAAGAACTGATTGATCAGGGAACTGTCGCAAACTTCAATGTAAAAGCATTAGTACTTTCTTACGATGCGGAAACAAAGAAGGTATTTAGTCAGGTGCTAAAGAAGACAGATAAAGCTAAACGATATCCAGCTGAACGTGCATTTATATTTGCTAATCATAAGCGAAATATGTTTATTCGTAATCTTGTATGGTCACTTGATCAAACCAACAATCTGATATTATTTGATCAGATTGAAAATCAAGGTGATATTCTAAAAGAATTATTAAAGAAAGAAGGTAGAATCCTACATTATATACATGGTGGGACATCTGGCGATCAACGTGAAAAGGTACGGCATCTTGTGGAGAACGATCCAATAAAGCAACATGATATTCTCGCGTCGAGTGGTGTTTTCTCGACAGGTGTATCAATCAAGAGATTAGATAATGCAATCTTTACTGCTGGCGGAAAGTCTGAAATAAAGACTCTTCAATCAATTGGAAGAACCTTGCGGAAGGGTAATGGATCCGACAATGCAACTTTATATGATATTGCTGATGATCTTTCCTCTGGATCGTTCATTAATTACACTTTAAGTCACTTCAAAGCGAGGGTCGAGATGTATTCATCAGAAGAATTTCCGTACAAAATTTACAACATTAATTTATAAGACTATTCATTAGAAATGGTTAAAGTCATAACCATATCATGAATCATAATTCAATTATACTACAGATTGAGATGATGTCAACAAAAAAATGCACGTAAGATGAACTTTTTTTGTTGACTTGCGACGTAACCGACTGTATAATAAAAAGAAAAGAGGACAATTAAATCATGGCAAGACGAGCAAAGAAAAATTATGTTAACAATCGTGACCTATTTGATGCACTTGTAGCATATCAGAAGATATGCAAAGAGGCAGAAGACTCTGGCGACGAGAAGCCACAGGTTCCCAACTACATCGGCGAATGCATTTGGCAAATTGCAACTCGACTTGCATCAAAGCCAAACTTCAGCGGCTATACATACAAAGAAGATATGATCATGGACGGTGTTGAAAACTGTTTACTTTATATGCACAACTTCAATCCTGAGAAGACAGAGAACCCATTTGCATATTTGACTCAGATTATATGGTATGCGTTTCTACGAAGGATCGCAAAGGAAAAGAAGCAAATGTACATTCGTTTCAAATCGTCGCAATCAATGATGGCCATTGGTGGAACATATGAGGGGGATGAAGTTGGGCTATACTCAAATATAGACGCAGACTATATGGACAATTTTATACAGGACTTTGAAGATAAATTGGAGAGAGATAAGATCAAGAAGGTAGACGTACCTAATATAGCCGTGGTAGATGATGAATGAAGATAGTATTACTCTGTGACACTCATCTAGGGGCTAGAAATGATTCGAAAGTATTTCTAGAGCATCAAGCTAACTTCTTTACAAATCAATTCTTTCCTTATCTTGATGAGCATGAGATAGACGCAGTACTTCATCTTGGTGATGTTTTTGATCGCAGGAAGTATATAAATTTCTACACACTGAAACAATATAAAGAATTCTTTTTTGATGTGCTTAGAGATAAAAAGATTCAGATGCACACTATTCTTGGTAATCACGATACAGCATATACTACAACCAATAAAGTAAACTCAGTTTCACTACTATTAAGAGAATATGATAACATTCAAGTATATGAAGCTGAACCAGTTGAGCTCCAATTTGGATCAACAAATATTATGATGTGCCCGTGGCTAGTAAAGGATACTACTGAACTGGCACTGAAAAAAATCAAGGATTCGACCGCTCATATCCTTTGTGGACATTTTGACCTGAAAGGGTTTGAAATGATGAAAGGTGTTGTCAGTGATCATGGTTTTGATTATAAACAGTTTGATCACTTTGAATCTGTGTATTCTGGACACTATCATCACCAATCCCAATATGGAAATGTCAAATATCTTGGTGCTCAATATGAAATGAACTGGTCAGACTATGGATGTAAAAAGGGGTTTCATGTACTAGATACAGAAACAAGAGAGTTGACATTTGTTGAAAACACTGATAGAATATATCATAAGATCGACTACGATGATACAGATTTGGCTATAGATGACATAGCAGCATTAGATACGTCAATGCTGAAAGATTGCTTCATTAAGGTGATAGTCAAGAACCGATCAAATCCTTACCTATATGATATGTTCCTTAACCGTTTGAATGAATGTGGCGCCGCTGATATCAAATCAGTAGAGGATACTCTAAATCTTTCTGGTGCTGGTCTTGATGAGCTGATGGAAGAAGCAAAGGATACTAAAGATATACTTCATTCATACATCGACTCAGTCGAAACCAATATAGATAAAAAACGGATTAAAAGTGTTGTTGATGAACTTTATATAGAGGCAATGAATCTTTAATGCATATACAATTTATAAAAATACGATACAAGAATATAATGTCTGTTGGTAACAACTTTATTGAGTTGGAATTAGATAAGTATAAAACATCACTTACCTCTGGTTCAAATGGAGCAGGTAAGTCGACATTTATTGAGGCTATTGTGTATGCTCTATTCAATAAACCGTTTAGAAAAATCAACAAACCACAATTGGTAAATAGCATTAATGGTAAGGAGTTACTTGTTGAACTCGAGTTCAATATCGGGGCTGATAAGTATATGATTCGCCGCGGTATGAAGCCTGGCATTTTTGAGATCTGGAAGAACAACGATCTATTGAATAAAGATGCCGCATCAAGAGATTATCAGTTATATTTAGAGCAGAATATTTTGAAGATGAGCTTCAAGTCTTTTTCTCAGATTGTGATCTTGGGCAGCGCTACATATGTACCTTTCATGGAATTACCTACTGGTCAGCGTAGAGAAATAATCGAAGATTTGCTTGACATTCAAGTATTTAGCACGATGAATACATTACTGAAAGAACGGATCAGTGATAATAAAAGCTTAATTACTGACAATAACTACCAAATTGATATGGTTCAAACTAGAATCGGTTCAGCAAAAGATCATAATGAAGAAATTCAGCGCATGAAACAGACTGAAGTAGAAAAGATAAAGATAAAAATTGTTGAAAATCTTTCTACAATCGAGACTGAACAAGCACAGACAGAATTATATGAAACTCAAATAACAGAGTTGAGTTCTACTATTACTGACAAGCAAAAACAAAAGAAATTGCATGATCAAGTAAAAACCTTATTATTAGAATTACAAACAAAAGAGCGTGAGTATAAAAAAGAAATTGATTTCTACTCTAAGCATGATAATTGCCCTACGTGTAAACAGGGTATTGATCACGACTTCAAATCTGAAATTGTAATAGAACGAAATTCAAAGTCAGAAGAAGTACAAAGCGGTTTGGATCAACTGAATCAGAAAAAAGAACTAATTGAAAATCGGCTTTCTGAAATCTCTAATGTGGAAGATCAAATTCAAAAGCTACACAATAAAGCTAATGAGCACCGACTACAAATAAAACTTATTATGAACCAATTGAAGTCGTATAAAAAAGAATTAGAAGGCGCTGAAAAGGAAGTAGAAGAAATTGATCAGAGTAAAATACTTGAGTTTGTCAAGCAGTTAAATGCAAAACAAAAAGAACAAACTGAATTGTATGAAAAGCGAGAAACTTTGGGTATTGTCGCTTCTATGCTAAAAGATGGCGGTATTAAGACTAGTATTATCCGAACATATATTCCAATTATGAATAAATTGATCAATCAATATCTCTCTGAGTTTGAACTTTTTGTTGACTTCAACCTTGATGAAAACTTCAATGAAACAATCAAGAGTAGGTTTCGTGACGCATTCTCCTTTGCATCATTCTCTGAGGGCGAAAAGATGCGTATCAGTTTGAGCATCATGTTCACATGGAGAGCAATTGCGAAGCTTCGGAACTCAGTATCTACTAACCTATTGATATTGGATGAAACTTTAGACTCGGCT